GGGGCCTAGCGCCCCATTTTTATTGACCTTGAGATCTCCATGGCGTATCTTTGATGAAATACTTTTTGGAGATATTTATGGCAAAGCTTGAATCGAAATATTCCAAGCGCATCGGAAAGGAAGTGGTCGATGTTTACGATGTGCTGATGGCATTCAATGTAACCAACCCAGCCACGCAACACGCAATCAAGAAGCTGCTTATGCCTGGTAATCGCGGCCATAAGGATAAGCTAACAGACCTGAAAGAAGCATATCAATCAATTGCGCGAGCAATCGAGCTGGAGAATGAGGATGCAAGCTAACTTTCCTGCATTGATGGAGATGGCCCGCAGAGCAGAAGGTGATCGCATGTATTACCTTGCCGTGGATTACTACCGTAGCGCACTGAATTACGTGTGCAGCGACAAGCGCCGAAAGTGGATACGTGAGCGAATCAAGTTTTGCACATTGGCAGGAATGCGGATTGATGCGGTGGTGGATGGCGAAGATGAGAGGGAGTTTAGCGTTTATGATGTATCGTGATGCAACAGCTAGAATTTTAGCAGATGAGAATCTCGCCGCGAGCATATCAACAAAAACAACCTGAACAAAGATGACAAGAAAGCAACTGTTTGAAAGCCTGCTAGGCGAAGAAATCGAGTTTCACGCCACTGACTTTTTCGGGATTAACTCAATAGGAGTTGTCGAGAAAGTCACGGATCATTACGTTATCATTTCTGGCGCAGTGTATGCACTTCATGATGTGGAGGTTGAGTGAAGAACAAACGAAACCTAGTTGTCGGCGGCTCGCTCGCAATGGCAATGGTTGCGTCAATGACTGCTTATTTTGAATCGTCAGGAAAGGTGATCACCAAAGCCTATCTTGATCCCGTTGGCATTCCAACAATCTGCGATGGCATCACCAAGGGCGTTTACATTGGCATGGAAGTCACCCCTGAATGGTGCCGCCTTGCTAAGGAAAAGGAAATCACCAATCACAGCAGGCCACTGCAAGAAGTGCCTTATGATTTGAAGGTTCGCGAGAAGGTGGCGTTCACTGACTTGGCTTTCAATATTGGTGAGTCAGGATTGGCTAACTCAACAATCATGCGCAAGCTAAAATCAGGCGACACAAAAGGTGCTTGCGATGCAATCTTGATGTGGAAGTACGCCAAGATTGACGGCGTGAAAACAGACTGCTCAAAGCAATCTAGCGGCTGCCATGGCATCTGGATCCGCCGCAACGCAGAACGTGATGTTTGCCTTGGCACTATCTCAGTTCGCGATGCGCAAAAGCTGTTTGTCAATCTTCCCATTGGTGGTGAGCTGTGGGAACAAAACTAACTATTCTGGCCGTATCAATCGGCCTTTTTTGTGGCTCGCTGTATGGTGCATATCTGCATGGGCGCTCAACGGCAACAGCAGAGATTGAGTCTGAGCAGGCAAAGCAGCACAACAAGCAGTGGGGTGAGCTGTTTGCGCTGCAAGGACAGTTGGCAACTCGCGACTTGCAGCTTGCAGAAGAACAGCAAAAGAAGGCTAAGGTTCGCACAGTTAAAGTGATCGAGAAAGAGGTTATCTATCGTGAAAAAATTGAAGATGCTGACGCCGCTAAGTGCATTATTGATAGTGGCGTGCTCCAGCTCATCGACGCAGCCAATGGGGTTGATTCCACCAAGTAGCGATCTGCTTACACCACCAGAAAGCCCACTTCCGCTGTGTTGCGACCTTAAAAAGTTACCACGCAACGCAGAGCATAATGGAGATTTGCTAAACTCAAGCAACGACAAATTGATTAGGTGGCAGGAGTGGTGGATAAACTCAAAGATAGCCAGCGACAACAATGGCGTTACGCGAAGATGAATAAACCCCGCCGAAGCGGGGTTTTCTTATTATCAGAACGGCACAAAGGTCGATGAGTTGGCCGTGGTGCAAATCCACCCTATCCTAGTGGCATCTGGATTTGATGCGTACTTGATCGCCCCCACAGGATACGACCCACTAGCTGGCGCGGAAGTCCCTTTAGCCAGTGTGAAGGTTGTTTCAGGCTCCACATACGAGTTGGTATTTATCAAGGAGGATGAGTCTATATACAGGTTGGCACCATTAATTAGCCCGTATTGCACAGCCCCGTTATGGGAGGTGATAGAGCTGGACGATGTGAGGCGGAAGTTTTTGCTGTGTATGGCAACCCCCTGCCCTCCTGGTATGGCGTCCATGTGCAAGGTTATGTTCTTCAGAATTATAGGCAGTGTGACCGGAGTGTCCAGGAAATCCAACCGGCCAGCGCCTGACACAACCAATCTAGTGTTGATCGTCCCCTCCAGTGTAATCGACCCACAGCCAGTGATCCTATCCCCGAACAGGTTGACAATACTGGTAATTGGTATGTCGCCTGACGGGAACTTGATAGTGATGGCGTGTCTGATTTCCTTGTATCGACCGAACTCCTTCGCCATTAGCGCAACCAACTCTGCTTCCGACGCCACACTGTATGTCCAGTCCTTGTGTGTCTTGGACGAGATGAGGAAGTTGATCGGGATTTCTCGGTTGAAGGGGGCTGTCCAAGTGCATTGATCTATCGTGATACAGTCATCAAGGATAGTCACGATTTCATTACCGAATGTGCCCCCCACCCTCAATATCTTGGTGTATGCCTTACTGTTATGCAGATGCACACCTGCGATAGTGACATTCGTCCCACCTCCGATATTGATAAGGCAATCTGGTGGAGTGGTATTATTACCGATACCAAGGGTCATTATGCCATTGATGGTGACTCCTTGCGCAGCGCCGATATCCAATATCCTGTCGCTGGACTCAGCACCGCACCCATTGAAAGCAACCCCTCTGGCAATGTTGATACGGTAGGCATACCCAGTAATATTGTCGGCTGCACAGCTATTGAAAGTGCAGTAAGTGGCTTGGTCGAGATAGTAGCCATTCTGCGTGTGGTTCAGCGCATAGCAACTATTGAGGGTGATACTGGTGATAGGGGCGTCAGCCATCCCAGGGGCAGTAAATTTAAATCCGATTGGGGCGTATGACGTTTGCACTTTGGTCATTGTAGTCACAAAGGTCGCCAGCCACAGACACGCCACTTTTGCTGTATAGAACCTTGAGGCAGTAATTGACAAGTAGGGATGGTAGTCGTCTACCCCATAGAGTACATAATCAGCCTTGGCTACCCCGGCAAACGTCCCACCGTTGACGGAGAGGTTTTCTATTCTCCGGTATCCACTCACCCCCTCAAAATACAGGGTAGAGTGAATATCCACAGCAGTTTCAGTGTATATCTGCACGAGGGGGCTGACCCCAACCAGCGAGATGACATCACCAAGGCTAATTATAGGGGCGGGCATAACTAAGCAGGATGTCGGCCTGGTGGGATGTACGCTCTTCAATGCGTAATATGATGCAGGTTTCGGGAAGAACACCGTCCCGCCCTTCATATTCCAGCAGTAGTCGATAGCTGCTTGGATGGCCGCTCGGTCATCGGTTACGCCGTCCCCTTTTGCGCCGAAATCCATAACGCTCACCCAGTCACGCAGCGCAAAACGACCATCCCGAACCGTCCCGGCTCCAGGCTCTAGCGACGATTCATCAACCCAACTCACCTCGGAGGGGGATGAATTTGGCGGGACAACATATACTCCTAGCGGATAACTACCATGCCATGAATATGCCTTCCCACTGGCCTCGTGCAGCAACACGTCTCCAACGCCTGTTAATGTACCGCCTGCCTCGAAGCTGCCATCGACGAGGTTGTAACCGGCCTCCGCATAGCTGCGGCGCAGTGACTCGCGCACCTGAACACGTAACTCAGGGTCAAACCTACTCATCCACTTTCCGACAGCGATCCCGCCAGTAGTGTTTGGCGTGCTGAGTGGAGGCACAACTTTAGGAAATGCGCCAGACCATCCATATTCCTGACCGTCACCGCCATTTGCAGTGTCCCACAATAAAGTTTGTCGCGGATTGGTTAGCGTCGCTCCGGCGGTGAATGTGCCAATGCGAGAGAACCCCATATTTAAAATTTGAGCGTCAAACTCTGCTATCATGCCTTGAATAGTTTTTCTCTCATTGGATTTCCAGTGTTATACCGAGTTGACATCTCTAATCCTCGTTTGTGTTTGTTGGATTATACCATTCGAGCCATGCGTTTAGACGAATTGGCCAAGTTTCATCTGCGCTATCAAGGCGACACCATGAAGCGTCGCCAATCAGTATTGCGCATAGTTGCGATCCTTCTGTGTATCCGAACTCGCATCTTGAGCTAGTCGCTTGCGCAACAGACCAAACTGCATCGCCGAAATCACACATTCTGATATGTCCGTTCGTCGTAATTTATGCAGGATATCTTCACTGTGCCGTCAGATGATGGTTGCTTGTCAGTGATTACGTACAAGTCGGCTTCTTTTTCTGCTGTTTTGCGAATGATGAATCGGCTCCCAACTTGGCTGTTAATCTGGTCTGCAACGTATACACCAGTCATTGGTGAAGACGCTGTGAATGACTGTTCATCCCATGAGTTAAGCTCAACCCAATCAGTTGTCTGTCCGTTGGCTTTTGTGCATGTTGCCCAATATGTCACTCCTGCCTCAAGGTCGCCAAGCCACGCACTTGACGTGTATGTGTTGCTAGATATTCCTACAATCTCGCCATTGATAACGTACTCGTCAGCATATTCAACGAAGCGCACCATGTCGCCGAAGCGGGGGATGAAGCCATCATCGACGACGTTAAATGAAACAGACTCGTTTTGGTAAATCAGTTTGTTGAATTCCAACCTAGCCCTGTGCATGGCTTGAGTTTCGTTACCGCAACCAAGGAATTTAATCTCCTTCGGGTGGAAGCTGTCAGACTCGATTACGTTTCCGTTGCCATCTAGCGCTAGGTTTATGTAGCGCTTCTTGTTCTTTTCATTTACGTCCACCCATTCAAGCCTGACTCCAGTGTACTGGTCTTTAAGCATGAACGAATATGTTTTACTGTATTGGTCATCGGCAAGGTTGTATGCGTCAAACTGAGTAACAGGGAAAGGCCTCGGCTCGTCTCTTACAAAAAACTCCTTGGTGCCGTCATAGCTGGTATCAACGTCAAGCAGTAATGCCAATGTTTTGACGCGATCCCCTAGTGCTTGGTCTGCATCGTCAAATGTGATGGAGCATTTTGTTAGCTCGGGATTGATTGCGTAAACCCTGTTGTGGATTGCGTAAAGTTCGTCAACGTCAATTTCATCAACTGATCCGCCACCCATTACGATGTAGTTATGCAAGATTCCATCGGCCGCAAACTCACTAGCGCGAAGGTCTGCCGGAATCTCTGTTTTTGTTGCAGCATTCCAGCCGCGAATGGTTGAGCCATCCCACCAAATCATTTTTCGGCTCGCCATGACGTTGAATTTCATCTCGGTTCCAGTCTCTGCGTTACCTGCCGTTGACTGTATTGTGAGAGTGGTGTCTTCCGGATGAACAACGTTAGTCTTGACGCGAATCGCCGCAATAGATTCGAGTGTCGATTGGCTAGAGCCGTCATCATTTGAGTTGTTAGTCCTGCGAGCCCTTACGCGATAATAACTAAGTGGCAAAGACTGCACTTTAAACGTGAATGACAGGTCATCAAAGGTGTCGTCGTTGTAAGTTGCCACCGCTGACAGTGCGGAGCCGGATGGCGTACCAGAAGAATCGCAAGGCTGATATTCAAACTCAATTACAGCTTCACCTTTTAGGCCGCGACGGAATACCGTGTTGAACCAAAGCTCGGTGCATTCAACAGTTGACAGGAACCAGCCAACATAAAGTGCCTCTGATTCCGTCACGGTTACATCACCAACAAAATTACCATAGCCACTGGTCTTACCCTTGAAATCTGGCACTGACACTGTGAATGTGTCAGCTCCTGATTCATATGATATGTAGGCGAATGGAGCCACGTATTCAAGTGGCAGTGTTACTCCGAACGAGTTCTGCATGAAGTAGTTAAACTTGATGGCCTCGGCTGATATTTTGTCCTCAATTGTTCTTCCGTTAAACCACAAGCCAAGCTGTCCGCCGCCACCTGACGATGGGTCGATGCCTGGTGTTGGGTTGCCATAAACAACGGTAAACAGAAGTGAGCCGCTCAATGTGGTACTTACTGTGGCTGAATCATATGTTGGAGCTGACGGGTCTGGCTCAACTTCGTTAACGCCTTTCAACTCTGTGCCGGATGAGTCAATCTCTGGGAACGAGAACTGCTCTCGAACGATAGGGTTAACTTCTCCAGGCTGATAAACCGTGTAAGTGGATTCCTGGAATGTCGCCAGAGCAGAATCAGAGAACCTGAATTGAGTCAGGTCGTAGTATCCAAGCCCGATATTGAAATAATGAGTTAACACCTTCTTGTTGTTGACGTATTCAAGCAAAGCCTCGCCAATTAAATCTGGATATGCTCTAACCTTTCCGTAGATGTCTGGTCGCTGGCTGTAAAGGCGGGCCGTGTTTGTCTGGCCTGTGAACTCGGTATTACCTGACGATTTTCCAGACCTGTCACCGATATTACCCATCGCCCTGCGAGCCAGAACAAAGGAAACGGCGGAAGCGGCAATTGCAACACCGATGGCGATGGTGATAGGGTCGAAGCCTTGCGGTC